CCTGATGCACCTCCTGATACAGAGAGAGTGCAGAACATTAAGAAACGCAGGGCTGAACTTCAGACCATGCTTAATCACATAAGGAGAGAAACTAATGGGCAAACAAATCACAGTCAATAGTTACAAAGACTATGAAGTTAAGACTGGCTGGAGAAAACTTAAGCCAAAGAAAATTAATAGAAAGAAAATCAACAGAGCAAAACCAAAAGGATTTAACTAGCTATGAATTACAGAACGACAGATAGTGAAGCTACCTATAAATATAGGGTTCGTGTCCTCACTCCTAGAAATGAGAAGTTCGATGAGTACATCATCGCAGCTAATAAAGAGAGAGCTAAGCGAGCACTGCTTGATAAGTATGGCAAA